ACCTGGCCCGCTTGGTCGGTTTCGTTGACGGTGATATACGGTCGAAAATATTTGCAGTCGGTGTGCAGCTCCAATGCGCCTGTTGGCGTGTCTGCTGCTTGGCTCAATGGGGTGGCACTCGTGCCGGAGAAGTAGCCTTCATAATCAACAAAGCTGGTGGTCAGTGTCACATTCTCGCCTGCACGGAAAAAACAATCAAACGGGTCAAACAGCCCCCCGGTGTCGCCGTCACTGTCAATGAAATCATCGTCAGCCGCATTGCGCCCCACCACGCCCATTGACACAGTTCCGGTGCCTGTGGGCTGCTTCGCCCTAAACCCTATCCGATATGTGCTGTTGGGGTTGTACGGAATAGACGGCCCCGAATGCACGAGGCAATATTCATCAGTGCCGCTGTTGTTGCCGATACGAAGAAACTGGTTGCCTGCCGTGCCGCCCGTCTCTAATGACAGTTCAGCCCCGCTGGCTGTGCTGTTTATGTCTTCATAACGATCTGTGACATCACTGATAGCAGTATAGCTATCGAAGGTTTCCCGCCACACCTTGCCGAAGGTTTTTGCTACGCCTTCGCTATTTACGCCCGACACGTTCACCGTGTCGTGTGCTTCTGTTTCGTCGGTTACAGTGTTGCTTGTGTCATTCACCGTGCTGGAATGTTCCCCGAAGTTGCCATGATTGAACAACGCAACATCAAACGTGCCAGCGCCCGTTGGGATAAATACTTCTGTTTGCCCCCTGGGGACCACGGCTGCACCTACCGTGTCGCCGCTTGCATTGTCTGTCACTTCAACTTGTGTCGCCTGCACCCAATTGTTCGGTGCCGTAAAAGATACATTCACACCTGACTGCACAGCGCCGCCCGTGCTGGTCACAAGATCGGGCAAAACAACGACACCAAATGGCGTTTGCAAAGTGCCCCCATACGGGAACGGGGGAAGATTGATTGCGTTGGGGTTGGTGACAACTGTTTCGTCAGTGCCTGCTGTCCAAGCATATGCGCCGCTGTCTTCTTCCTTGGCTGTGATTGAGCATGTGTAGGCTGTGCCGTCTTCGCCATTCATTTCAAAATCAACGGTCAGAACGCGGAACACCTCATTTACTAGCCCTGTGTTGGCATGGCTCACATAGATAGTATCGTTTGGCTTTACACGCAGCCCTTCAAGGTTGGTCTGCATGGCAATTACCCGCCGCAGCCGTGCGCGTTCAAATTCTATCTTGGCTATGCGTTGGGCTGTGGCATTGTTCGTCACATACGCCAGATCAAGGTCCAGCCAGAAGCGTTCGTTGTTGTCTTGCGTTAGTGCTGTTGCGCTGGTCTGTGCAGGGTAGTCTACGGGTTGATAGTCCTGCGTGGCGTCGACAAAGATGCCCTTGACCCCGTTCACCAACTGGTTACGAGGCGGGGCGGGTGTCATTTCAAAGAACGAATAATTACTTTCGTCAAAGCTGACGGTTGGCGTTGCATACTCGCCGGGGAAAATTAGAAACTTGTCACCCGTGAATGTGATGTCACCGGCCATTGCTTCCAGCATATCAGAAACAACAGAACCAAACCGTTCGTCGCCATCCACTTCACCGTTGATAGTGTACCGCGCCACAGTGCCGCCGCCTGCAAGGGCAACGCTTTCGTCACAGGTGTTAGCAGCAGCGATTATGTTTGCCATATCAAACACGCTGTTCGGGAAAGCAGGGCCAATCAGGTCGTCGCGCATGTAGTCATAAAGAACCAACGCAGCATTGGCGCTATATTCCCAAGTCGTCTTGTCTGCAACTCTGTGGGAGCCACTACCACCTGAAACAGTGCTATCCAGACGCGGGTCATAAATTTTTGCACCTTGCCATTCCGCAGACAGTAGCGGAAGACCGTTCGGGAACACATCGCGGTCAAATTGCAATTCAAAGCCAATTGTCGCGGTGCCTCGGTTGCGATGGTTAGTTGTCCAATTAGCTACATAAGAAACAAATGCCGCCGTTGCTGCTTGGTCATCAGTGCCTACCTGCACATGACGCTTGCATGTCACGCTGCTGTATGGGCTGGTCGTGGCTTGGTCACTGACGTTAAAAGCAATTTCTTCGTCATTGAAATAGACCTTGTTCAGCGCGTTACATTCGCGGGATGAATAAGCAATCATCATCCACAACTTGTCATTATCTGTGCCGGTGGTGTCATAGAAAAGAATGTCACCGCCTGCGCGATAGGTTCCGTATAAATATGTCCGGGGCAAATCGGCTGATTGGGATGGTCGAATGCGAGAACCAACGTCATCACTCTTGCGCCTTCCGAACAACCCTGTTGCTTTTAGAGCGGCCTTTACCCCGGTTAGCACTAACCCCACAACAATGGCTTTGATAAAAGGAGATGAAATAGCCGCAAACGCTGTTTTAATAAAAAGAATGACCTGAGGCATCACTTAATCTCCCAAGCGTAATCACATTCCAGCGTCTTTAGTTCTTTCCATCCTTTTTTGTGGGCAAATAGGGTATGGGTTCCGGTGCAAATACCCAACGCCATCCAATCACCTGTCTTCTTTCCCATGAGCCAACCGCGCCTGGCCTGTGCCAATGGTTTCGGGTTGCCGAACTTGGCTCGAATGGTGTGGTAAAGCGAACCTTTTCCGATGGTTTTTAATGCTTCAACGGCACCATCTTTGGTGCTGTACTTGCCGCGAAACTCGCTGGCCCAATCTTCGCCGGTCATGGCCTGCACAATATCAGCAGCGAACATGCAGCAATCGTGTGTGCCCCACTTAAAAATGGTTTCTTTCTTGGCGTCGATTGCCTTGTGCATCTCAAAAATTGGGTCCATTACCGCGAACCTTTGCCACTTTTCTTGTCGGTTGGCGTCTTGGGGTTAGGCGCACCCCACAACAACTCTTTGTCTTGCAGGCCAGCCACAAAATCGCAGCCCAGATCACCAGTGAAACGCTCTTGCTGGTCTTCGCTTGTGTAGCGCCTGTTGTTGGAACGGTCCAATGTGCGTAACCAACTTTCACAATTGACGGTGATAGCGGCTGTTTCTTTGCCGTCCGTAAAAATCATGTTGTCCATGAAGCCGCCAAACATCACAAAGCTGTCTGCAATCTGCTGGTAGTCGTCGTCCAAGAGAACAACTTTCACCGTGGCAGACCGCCCTTGGTAGTCTTCGTCAATGGCCTTAGAAAGCAATGTCGGGTCAATGCCGTTAAGTGATAGCTGGATGTTGTTAGCTTGGATAGAAGTCGTTTCACTAATCTTCTCGATCCCGCCCAACTCGCCGACGCCAGAATACACATCACCATCTACAGTGACGCTGCCAACACCATTAAACACGCGCACGAACCCGCTAGAAAAGTCCAACTCCACCACTACTAGGGGGATGATTGAATTGCTTGCAAGTTCTGTGTGTACTGCTGCTGTTAGGTCGCGTGTCATCTGTCCTGTATTGCCTTGAAAGTCATGCCATAGATTGAAAGCGCGTCAACGTCCCATATCAGGTCGTCAGATGTTAGCCGAAAGATTGCTTGTGCCGATGATACCGTGATGGCAGCATTGTCAGCCGGTGCGTTGCCTGCTGGAATAGCTGGGCTGATATTGAACGTGGCGTTGCCACTCACATCAGAATTGGCATCGTCCGTGACCATATACAGTTCGTCTTCAATCTCTATGTAGTCACCAGCAAGCAAGATGCCCGTTTGGCTAACGGTCCATCCATCGGTGATGATTGATGTGCCAACCTGGGACGCACCATTAACTAATGGGGTGCCAGTGCCAACGCCCCGCGCTGTGGTGGCGTCAGGGTCAGCCGCATAGAACGTCCCGAAGCGGCCTTGCAGTTTCATTCCCCATGCCTGCCACGCTGCCGCTTGTGCGCGGGTCATTTTTGGCAAGCGAAATTCATAAACCCACAAGTCTCCTTGTTCCTTGGCTACCTGCACAGTATCGTTCATTGAACGGAAAATTTTGTTGCGAAACTGCACCCCGAACTTTGAAACCTGAATGCCTGGCGAACTTGGCATGGTCAATGGATATGAATAGGCCATTAGAACCCTCTCACTGTCTTAGCAAATGTGCCGCCGCGCTGCATTGCGTCTTGAACCCCGGTCTTGGCTGCTTCAATTAGCTGTGGCGTTGATTGTGCAATACGCTGGTCAACGCTTTCAAGCATTGTGTCAAAGTGTATTGACTGCTCAATTGTCCAATACTGTGCAACGCCCTGCCCCTGGGGGCGCATCATTGAGCCAAATTGGCGGTTGTTGTAGACGGTGCCGCTACTGTCGGGGATAAATATTTCAGGGCCACGCTCACCCACTACAGCAGCGCGGCGCGGCATAGGCCGTCCGCCTTCTGCGAAGCCGAACAACCCACCAATACCATCACCGAAGAAATCGCCAACCTTTCCAAAGATGCTATTCAGAAAACCACCGAAAATGCCGCCCTTGCCGTCCTGCCCGAACAAGATAACCTGCTTGAGCATACGCCCGAGAACCTTGATGAAATTCTCACCGTTCAATACCGCGTTCTGGAACGCTTGGTTCAGGCTATCACCAAGGCCATTGGCTGCGTCTTTGGCGTCTTGCAGTTCAGTCTTCAGATTGTCCAGTTCAACATTCGCTAAAGCATCAAGCGTATCAAGCAACTGCTGCTTCAACTCCGGCGCTAGATCAGATGCAGCCAACATGAATTGAAGTTCTTGTTTGCGCCCTGCCTGCTGGGCGGCGAGCAATTCCAACCGGCTTTCATCCGTGCCTTGTGCTTTTAGCAGTTCTTCGTTTAACTGCTTCTGCATTTCCAGAATTGCTGTGTTGCGTTGGAATGCATTTTCAACGGTTTCAAACGAAAGGTCTTCTCTATCGCTCTTCTTCGGTGTGAATTTTTCCGCAGACCTGCGAAGGTTTTCGGAAAAGTTGTCAGCACCACCGCCGCCTGCACCCGGCGCATCAACATAAGGTGTCTGCCTGTCCCTAATGAACCTGCGCTGCATTGCTCCAAGTTCACCCTGCTCGATAATGTCTGTCAAAAAGGCCAGTTGTTCTGCGCGGGTGCCATCAGGAATGTCGATGTCGTGGAAAAGTTGATTAAACTTAACGAAAACATCACTCATAGGGTTATCGCCAGGTGCTGCTTGTAATTGGCTTCGCAGTTTACGTGCTTGCACCACTCGCGCTTCAGGGTCGTCAATCAAGCCGACGAATTTTGCTGCTTCAAGTGTTGCATCAATTAGTTTTGGCAACACTTCTGTCACAGCAGTTGCCAGTTTCTCAATGGCTCCGGCGTTTTCTGCAACAGCAACAGCAATTTTGTTTTCAAGTACGAACTGCAACCCAGTCAATGTGTCTTTGGCTTGGACTGATTTACCGATCAGGTCGTCAGTTAGGACAATCCCCAACTCGTGCGCCCTTTGGCGCATACGTTCTAAGCCTTCAATGCCGTCTTTCAAAAGCAAAGGGAGCCGCTTACCAGCATCATCACCAAAGATTACCGATGCATGTGCTGCCTGTAGTGAAGCATCTTCAATCTTGGAAAGAGCGACAAGGCTTTCTTCCATCAACTGTTCAGTTGACTTAAATGCCCCGCCTGCGTCACGCAAATCCACTTTGAGGGTCTTGAGCGTTTTGAGATATGTTTCGTTGCCGTCTTTTGCAAGCCCCGAGCGCCGGTTAAAACTTTCCAGAGCAATAGAAAGTTGCTCTTGGCTTAACCCTGCTAGTGATGCCGCGAACGATAATTCCTGAAATGCCTTGGTTGAAATGTTGGCAGTCTTCGCACCCTTGTCGATGGCGTCTGCTGTTTCAAGACCACGTTTTGCCATCACAGCTAGGCCAGCCGCAGCAGCGATGCCCATTGCGCCTAGTGCTTTGCCCACACCAGCAGCGACACCACCGATCTTTTTCAGTGATGCCGCCATTTTGTCCGATGAAGTTTTGGTCTGGCGTTCGCCGTCAGCCAGCCCTTTTTTCAGGGTGGCTAAATCCGCCTCAACGCGGATAACAATCTTTTCAAGTTCCGTCGCCATATTCTACCACCAAATCCTCAATGCTTTCGCGGTCTGGGTATTTGTCTTCCCCGCCACCGCCGTTCGCTTCCTGCCACCCTTCAATTGCGGCATAAAGTTCATATGGTGTCGCCTGCCAGAACTCGGACGGAGGCCACCCCAGCACGCCCATTCCTATTTGCATCATTCGACGCATGGGGTAGGGCGCATCAGGGTCTATTCGTTCTCCGCCCCTTCTTCGTTTCCCGTTTCTTCTTCGCCTGTGCTGATGGCACTGGTTAGAATTTCAACCACCGTGGGCATAACATTGACAATGCCCAACTTGAAGACCTGGGGACCGAACTTCTCAATGTCCGGCACGTTGGTCCCCATCATGGATGAATGAAGAATTTGGGTCATTTCTGCCAGCGACATTTCCATCGTTGCGGCATCTTGAGCCAGCCGGAAAATTGCTTTGCCGGTTGTTTGCTCAATCGCAACAATGTTTTCAAATGAAGCCTTAAAACCGCGCTTCTTACCACCGATGACTAGGTGAACTGTCCCTCTTGCGTTCGCCATGTGTCACCTATACCGAAGTGAAGGTCAGGTCGCCTGCACTCTCAAGCTGGATGGTGAAGTTGACCGCCGTATTGTAGTCGCCTTCAAACTCCAGGTTGGTGATCTGAAACGCACCATCGAACGTGCCGAAGTCAGGCACAAGAACCCGATAGTCGGTTTCAGTGTCAGCGAAGAAATCCGCACGGACTGTTTCGTCAACAGCCGCATCAAGAAACACGCCACCGCCTGCAAATGAGCATGACTTCACGCCTGCTGCCTTCAACAGTTCACGGAAGTGGTTGGTGCTGTCCTTGTTAGTAATGTCCACAGTTTCGCGGTTCAGTGCGATACGAGTGGGGCGCAAGCCAGCAAAGGCCGTC